CCACCCATCATTTTTTTTCTGTCTTTCATTTGTATCCTCCACCTTTTGCTTTATATTGTTTAGCTAACATCTGCGCTTTTCTAGCACTCCATTGACCTGCTTTTCCACCTTTACTACCTGCTTTAATCCTGTTAAAAAGATTCTTACGCATAGTAGGTTTAGTATAATTACCTGCTTTGTTTACGGTTGATTTCTTTTTCTTCTTGACTGCCATAATAATCCATTTGCTCTTTTAGTTTTATTTGTTGTTTTCTAAAGTTAAATTTGGTTCTGTTTCTAGTCTCTTGTTTCCTAGCTTGATTTCTAAATCCACCTTTCCTCATAAATCTAAATCCTTTAGTGCGTTAAGTTTATCTTTGGCTTGTGCAAGCTTGTCTATCTGTTGATCTATAGCTTCTATAATATCAGGATGTTCTCCAACACCTACACTATTGTTAAAGTATACGTCAATGTTAGCTTCAGCTTTAGCTATCTCACCTTTGTACATAGCTTCTAAACCTTTATATAATCTGGTGTGGCATATGTTATTCATTAGTCTTTGTCCTTAGTAGTATTAGAAGCTCCAAAGTAAAAAGATATAATGGCACTTGCAAGTCCTCCAAGATAACCTAAAACTAAGTTAATTAACGCTTCGCTGTTCTGCTCTGGAGGCTGGACAGTGATTAAGAAAATGTAACCCATAAATCCACCAACTACAGTTAAACCCATGATACGAGATGTCCAGTCTTTAGAAAATTTTCCTCGCGCATCTTGAATGTCAGCAGTTTCTAGTGCGTATAGATCAACATCTAGTTCCTTCATTCTAACTTCAAAATCTTTATCAATCTTTTTAAGTTCTGCAAGTTGTTCAGGTGTCGCAGCTTGTACTGCTGCTTCTATTTTCTTAGGTGTTGGTTCACAACCAAGAGCATCAGCAACCATATTAGCTGCCATTGATCCCATTGGACCGCCTAGTGCTGTTCCTATCGTAGGAGCTACTGCACCTATAATGTTCTTTACATTTTTAAGTAGATTCAATTTCATTTTTTTCCTCGTTGTTAAAGCGTATACTTTCGTTAGCTAAAATATCTTCTACCGATTGCATCGCTATTTCTAATGGCATGTCAGGCATACTTTTCAAGTGTGCGTTTAACATTTCTTCATAAACTTTTCTAAACTTGTCACGTTTAATCCATGCTAAGTCTTGTTTAGTTCTCATCTTACAGTCTATCCGATAAGCTCTATCAAGATCATCTTCTAGATACATAATAAATATATCATCCGTTAACAATCATCTGCTCCAGTCTGTCTGATCTGTTACCTACTTGTCTAGCCCAACGACTATCAAGCATCTCTTTGCCTGCGGTTGTATAGTCACCTGCTTCCATAGCAGCTAGAAATTTTTTAAAGTTTAGTAACTTTGTCAAACCTAGATTAAAGATCATATTAATAATTGCACGTTGTCTAACGTCTGTTAGATCTGCAAACCACTTGAATACTCTAGTTGCTTCTTCTTCACAAATTGTTATATCGTTGGCAAGAAGATAGTCAGACTCATCCATAGTGATACCACGCTCTTCAATATTTCTACCCACACCTAGCGTTAAAAATCCTGCCGAGCATTTGTAAGGTCGTAGTTCTACACCTTCGTCACGTTTAAGTTCTTCAATTAGTTTTGCTTTATCCATACATATTCCTTTGTTGTAATCTATTTACTAAATTACCTTTGTTATACTCAACTCTATCCGCTTCTTTAAAATAATTATAACCTGCACCTTGATCTACTCTTTTTATATTTTTTTCAACAATAACAGGTATTTTTTTAATACCTAATTGTTTTGCTGCTATTGCTCTATGTAAACCTTCTTGTTGTTTGTTAGCATATAATGCAACAGGAGCAAAACTATCATACTCATCGTTACCAAGTTTTAATTTTTTACCTTCCATTATTTGTTTCATAGAGTTTTTTAGCTTATCAATAAGTTCTTGACCACCAAACCCAGCAGTATTTTCTATTCTATTTTTTTCTAATATTTTAGGTGAAATGTTAAAAAGTTTTGCTGATTCTTTTATATATTCATCAGGTGTCATATCAACTATATTTATTTTTTTACCTTTTAATGCAGCGTATTTTGGATAAGCAAGTAAAGTTGCATCAGTTTGGAAACCTCCAAAAAGAGAGTTATAGTTTTCTGGAGTTACTTTTTTAAAAGGTGTTTTTAAATCCCCTTCTTTAAATAATGAATCTTTAAATTTATTTAAAATATCTGTAGGAACTGTCTTACCAGTTCTAAAAAGACCTGCATCATCTAACGCTACTTTAGCATTTTGTAATGTTTTAGTATGCGTTTGTTGTTGTGTTTTACTAAGAGAATTAAAAGCATCTTGATATTTAGGAATTGTTTCTGGAGTATAGTATTCTATATCATCATACAACCTAACCATTTTATCATCTATTACAACATCTTTAAATTTTGTAGGATTTTTTAATATTGCAAATACTTGTGTATCTAAAGTTACTGCAATACCATTAAAAGATTTAACAGCTAAACCACTTTCAAAATCTACAAAGGTGTTAAACATTTTAGGATTAAATCCAAAAACAGTAGAAGCTCTTTTTAAAATTTCTTTAAGGTCATTTGCTTTTAAATCTTCTGGAGTTAAAATTTTACTTGTATACTTTCCTCTAACTGCAGCCATCGGTGTTTTGCTAATTGCTTCTGTAGCTATCTCATGTCTAAGAACTTGATCAACACCTAATTCGTTATTGCCCTGTGTAACTACAGCAGTATCATAAGTTGCTGCTTTTCCTTGACCAAATCTATTTTTACCGCCAGACTTGTGTATTGTATTTATTTTAGGTCTAGCTGCCTCAATAGGATGTTCCATTACTTTAGAAGTTTTATCTTTAGACCTACTATTTAAATTTCTTCTTGCATCTATAAGCTGACCTTCTTCAACTACTTCATCAGTTTTTAATTTAAATTTTGTATTAGCCTTTACATCTCCTACAGACCAGTTTTTTTCTTTTAACATATCGTCAAACTTAGACACAGCTTTATCTATTTGTCCTACTAAAAAATCATTTTGTTTAGGTTTTAATAGTGAAGAAACAAGAGAACCAACTCCAAAAGGCATACGCGGTGTAGTGTTTAATAAGTTTCTTCTTTCTAAAATATCTAATAAACTAACTCCTGCAGTTACCGCATAAGGTTGTCCTGTGTAAGGATTGATACGATCTTTAGGATTATCTACAGCGTTAGCAACTTGGAGTCCGCCTTTAAAGTTTGATTTTCTTTGAAAATTTTGATAATCTTTAATTATAGCTTGTTCTTTTAAACTCATATCAAGATTTTTATCTACAAATTTATTTAAAGTTAGCGTGTGTAATAAGTCTCCTTTTTTTGCTCTAACAACATCTTTTGCAAAAGGAACAGTTACTTCTGCTGCTTCCACTAAGCCAGACCAAAAACCTGCTGCATCTTTTAAAGTATAAATATCATAAGCAGTTCCTATAACAGGATTTATTTCTTCTAAAAGCCCTTCGCTTCTAAAACCTTTTAATTTTGATTCGTACATTTTTGTAGCTTTATCTACATACCACGGTGCAGCTTGACCTGTAAATAAATAAACATCTGAAAATTCTTTAAGAAAACTTCTAGCATCATACACATCTTTAAACTCATAAACACCGTTAGAGTTTCTTCTTAAATCAAGAGCATAATCTTTTCTATATTGGTCAGAAGAAGTAACATATAACGCAAGCTGTCTTACTGCTGCATATATCGGTAAAATTGATAAAGCTCTTATACCTAATTTAACATCTCCATCTTCAATCCTTCCAAGTAATGCACTTGTCTGAGCTGCTTTTGCTTGCGCCCAAGATAAAAAAGTTCCAAAAGATCTAATAACAGGATCGTTGCTTGAAGCAAACAAACGTCTATTTCCAAGTTGAGGTATTAGTGCATCTCTATCTGCAGATCTTTGACCTGCTTTTTCTATAAATCCTTTTGTTTCAAAATCATCAAAAGCATCATTCATTTTATTATATGAACCAACTTTTT